GGCGACAAAAGGTGTCACCTGGCCATACTTGAGATCAAGAGCGAACGTATGGCCGAACGTGCCTCACAAGGCCCGTAATTTCACGCAAGGGGGATTTCACAATGAGTCTGTTAGGTGTTATGGAGGCAGGAAGCAGTATTGTACAAGCGGGTGGAGGGCTCCTCGCATCACTATTTGGTAACAGATCAAGAAAGGAACTGCAAAAGAAAGTTTGGAAGAGAGAAGACACAGCAGTACAAAGAAGAGTAGCAGATTTAAAAGCCGCAGGCATCAATCCAGTATTAGCCGCAGGACAAGCCGCTCAGAGCGGACCCGCTATTCATGCAGAAAGCGGAATACAATCACTTGAAGATATACCTAACAAATTGTCCCAGGCAGGACAAAGCTACATAGCTAATCAGCTAACCAAGAGCCAGATCGCGCAGACACAAGCACAAGAAAGAATAGTGCGCGCTCAGGCTCGAATTGCAGAGGTTGACGCTATGAAAGCAGAGAAATCGTACGAGTATATGCAGAACGAACATTATTACACCATACCTACAGAAGGAGGTTTTGAACAGATACGTTCAGGTAAAACACTCGAAGAACAACAATTTTACAACGAATATATAAAAAGAGAAACAGAAGCAGATATGTTAAGGACTCACAGAAACCTACAATTAAACGATCAATACCAAAGCGATTATGAGAGACTTAAGACTCAATTTAAATGGGAGCATCCGACGATGAATGAAGCAGAAATAGAAATGATGGCAATGAGAGATGCTCAACAAATGCAGGGAATACAGCTTGACAGAGAGAAACTAAACCAGAAGTTCATGCAACAGATATATGATCAAACAGGAGGAGTAATACCTCCAATGATGATAGATTTCATAATGCAAATGGCGAAACAATTTTCGCCGACAATGATAGGCAGATACAATTTCGGAAAAGGAGCAACAAGTTCAAAGAAATACGGTGGTTACAAACCACCACCGAATTACGTACCCTCTGGGTACGAAACTTTTCCACGATAGGAGGTTGAGTATGCGTAGAGGAAGGCGTCGCAGTAGCTTGAGGGGTCGCCGGGGTCGGTCCCGGCGGTACAGGAACAGCCGAGGAGGGATAAGGCTTTAATGGAATGCACGAGCCCGGTGTATTTAAGCGGAGTCGCATTACCCTGTGGACAATGCGGACATTGCAGAAGAAACAGAGCTTCCGAGTGGACAGCACGTTTAGTCAACGAGCTATCATACTGGAAAGACTCATGTTTCCTTACTCTAACATACTCCGATGAAGAACTTCCAGAAGATGAAAGTTTGGAGCCTGAAGAACTGACGCTTTTTTTAAAGCGATTCAGAAAAGAGGTAGGCGTAAAAATTAAATACTACGCCGTCGGAGAATACGGAGAAGAAACGCTAAGGCCTCATTACCACTTGATACTATTCGGCATTCCGTATGATTACCCGGGCTTTGTGCGTCTCTATCCACAAGCCACAGACGAAAAACTTAAAGGAATGGTGGGGATTAAATCATGGACGCATGGTTGTGCTCATGTTGGAACAGTTACACAGGATTCGATAGACTATGCTACGGGGTATGTAATGAAAGCGTTAACTGGACCCTTAGCAACAGAGGTTTATGGGCGAAGGGAATTACCGTTTGCGAGACAATCGACAGGATTAGGAAAGCAATTTGTACTGGACAATCAAACGGAATTACTTTCGACTGCTTCGATGAGATCGGGGAGTGCGCAAGTAAGGCTCCCGAGATACTACAAGAAGAAGCTCGGTATCGCAGACTACACCATCTCGAAGGTATTAGAAGAACGAGCTTTGATGGTTGCGAAGCTAAAGCGTGCTACGTATATTCACCGCTGTGGCAGTCTCGACCCAGAGCTTCTAAGAAAGGAGGAATTGACCGTCAGAGAACAAAACCGGAAAAACTTATCAGCTAAACAAAATTTAAGAAAGAGGGAACTATGAAAAAGCACCTTTACACGATTTACGACAAAGTAGCAAAGACTTGCGGTCCGGTATTTGAAGCAAAAAACGATGCAGTAGCACAGAGAGCATACAGAAACATAGTGGTAAAACAGGGAGCAAACCCAGACGAACACCAGTTATTCAGACTTGGTAAATGGGATGATGAAACGATGGAACTGGACGCAGAAACAGAAGAGATTTTTGGCGGTGTAATCTTGCAAAACGATAACGTACAAGAATTACCATTCTAACGAAAGGATAAAACAACATGGGGATTTTCAACAAGTTTAAGGGCTTGAAACCAGGAAGATCAATCTTTAACCTATCGCACACAAAACTTTTTAACTGTTATCACGGACAGTTAATTCCGGTACTGTGCGAAGAAATGGTCCCTGGGGATTTATTTAAGATCGGGAACGAGATGATACTAAGGCTTCAGCCAATGGTCGCACCAATACTACACGAGGTGAACGTATTTGTTCACTTTTTTTTCACCCCGTATCGAATACTTTGGCCAGAGCCTAACGGGTGGGAAACGTTTATCACAGGTGGAAAGACAGGTGACGAAACACCATCTATCCCCAGGTGGAGCCCAACAGACCATGCACTTTACAGCCTTTGGGATTACTTAGGTTTTCCAATAGGCGTAGTGCCAACAGGAGCGACACCTTTAGATTTTCCAAGGCGCGCTTACAATTTTATATTTAACGAATATTACAGAAGCCAAGACCTCACAGCAGAAGTAGCATGGACAAACGAGTCAATACTTAACAGGGGATGGGAGCGCGATTACTTTACTTCGGCCCTCCCCTTTCAACAGAGAGGTACGGCTCCTGCTTTACCGCTTAGCGGTTCAGCAACATACGAAGACAGCGTAATAGGTTCAAGTTCGAGTAGTGCTAATATTTTAGTCGCAAGCGCACAGGTAGACAATCAGCTAAAGATTAATCCAGAAAACGCGACTATGAGAACAAACCTACTTGGAGCTTTGAACGCTAACACCATCACTACGGCTACGTATGATGTAGCTGACTTAAGGTTAGTGGTACAGATTCAGAAATTCCTTGAGCGCAACGCCCGAGCCGGCGCACGCTATAAGGAATTCCTGTTGAGTCATTTCGGAATTGACATAAAAGACGCAAGGATTCAGAGACCAGAATTCATAGGAGGAACAAGAAGCCCGATAATCGTTTCGGAAGTACTTCAGACTTCCGGCACTCCAGGCACAGAGAGTACGTACACCGACACTCCACAGGGAACAATGGCAGGACATGGTATTACCGCAGACAGTCAGCGAGTCGCAAAATACTTTGCACGTGAGTTCGGAGTACTCATGGGGATTTTAAGTATTATGCCGAGGACAGCATACTCACAAGGAATAGACAGACAGTGGCTTAGGGAGACAAAGTACGATTACTATTTCCCAGAGTTTGCACACCTCAGCGAGCAACCTGTCACGATGGCAGAGCTCTATGCCAACAGTAGCGAGACCAACAACAAATTGATTTTCGGCTACCAGGGAAGATATAACGAGCTCAGGTTTAGGCCTTCGAGGACAATGGGTGATATGAGGGCAGGACAAAACCTCGGATATTGGAGCTTGAGCCGGGAATTTTCACAACCTCCCTCCCTTAACCAACAGTTTATTGAGTGCGTCGGAAACACTCCTTCGCAAATGAGAGTTTTCGCTGTGCAGGGTGAGCCACCCTACATAGTACATTACGGAAACAGAATACAAGCAGTAAGACCGCTTCCGTCGGAAGCTTCACCGGGTCTCATGGACCACTTCTAAACTGAGAGGACACTATGAAAGATGGACAAAAAGGAAATGCTAAAGTATTACCAGGAACGGCAAAGACGAGAACGAGACCGAGATCTCAAGCGTCGTGGATTCCTCAAGAAGGTGATCGAGTACCTCCTGAGACTCCTGTGGTCCAGTACGGTTATGTTCCGGTAAAGGACCAGATAGAAAGAATGATTAGAGCAGGAAAAGAGCTTGACGCATACCGAAAAGAGTACTACGATTTCGGTGATGATAGAGAAATACCAAGCAACTTTGACGATCCTACAAAAGCCCCAGGGTTTGACCCTGTGGACGCATACCAGTATATGCGAGTATTGGCAAGGAAAGTCAAAGCAAGAGAGAAACAGATACAACAACAACAAGAAGAAGCAAAGAGAACTGTTGCTAAAGAAACAGCAGAAAGTAAACAACAAAGCAAGGAGTAGAGGACTAAGAGTTCCCTACCTTTCAGGGGCGGTAGCCTTCGGGTTACTGCCCCTTTTTTTGTTTGTCAATAATGTCAAAAGAAAATTAGACGATTTTAGGATTTTTAAAAAGGCGACAAAAGGTGTCACCTGGCCATACTTGAGATCAAGAGCGAACGTATGGCCGAACGTGCCTCACAAGGCCCGTAATTTCACGCAAGGGGGATTTCACAATGAGTCTGTTAGGTGTTAT